GATCCACTTGCTCAAACATTCTTCATTAAAAAAGGTATGGGTGCTGGATCCAATTCAATTTATCTATCTGAAATAGATGTATTCTTTAAACGTGTCAGTACTGTAAACGGTATTTCATTACAGGTACGTGAAGTTGTAAATGGTTATCCAGATGTCGCAATTGTGCCATTCAGTGTGGTACATAAAATTCCTTCACAGTTAACCTCAGCTGTAAGTGATGATGCTTCAGTGGCAACAACATTTGCATTTGAAACTCCTGTTAGACTTGATGTTGAAAAGGAATATGCAATTGTATTACAACCAGATGCTTCTGACCCTAATTACCTTGTATACACATCTAAGGTTGGTGGGACTGATTTAACTCCAGGTGATACTCAAGGTTCTGCTATTGTACAGGACTGGGGTGATGGTGTTCTATTTACTTCCACAAACAACTCTGCTTGGAAATCTTATCAAGATGAAGATGTTAAATTTACAATCAGAAGACAAAACTTTGTAGGACCAACTGGTGTTGTCACAATGACAAATGCTGACCATGAATTCCTTACAGTTGAAAATTTAAATGGCAGATTTACTCAAGGTGAATTAATATACCAAGAAAAAACTGTTCAAGGTTCAACTGGTGCTAATGTAGCTATTGTATCTGGAAGTACTACAGTTACTGGGACCTCGTTGGATGATACATATGCAACTGGTGATTATATTAAGATCTCTCAAAATTCACCTGGTGTGTTGTATGACATTTTCCAAGTTACCAATGTTGTAAATGCTAATCAGATAACAGTAAATAAACCTTCATCATTTACTGCTAGTTCTGCTCCCGGTATTCCGGTTGTGGCTGGTCATTTATCATATTATAACATTAATAATCCATACGAAATGCAACTGGAAAATAGTACAGCTACTTCGACAAGAGGTTTTGCTGCTGCTGGAACAATTAAAGGGTTTGACAGTGCAAGAACTGCAACAGTTACAAGTGTAGATAATATTAATTTAAGTTATGTACAACCTATGATAATGAAGACAACGGATTCATCATCAAAAACAAGTTTAACTGGAACATTTGTACCACCGGACGCAATTAATACTACATACGACTTACCAATGAAATTTAATGATAATAATCATTTCAGTAAAGATGGTGTAGTTGTTTATAGTAAATCGAACGACCCTGCTGGTGCAAAGGCATTTGATATTAAGGTGAACTTGGATAATGGAAGTAATATTACATCAACTCCATTTGTTGATATCGAGGCTTCCTCACTAATAGCTTACAGATATAATCTTACAAATACTGCAGCGACAACCTCTAAATATATTAGTAAAACAATAGAATTGGCAGCAGACCTTGACGCCGAGGATTTGGAATTAATTCTAACTGGTTACAGACCAACTGGTACTGATTTTAAAGTTTATGTTAAAGCTCAACATGCATTTGATTCAACTCCATTCGATGCGCTTGATTGGACTCAATTGGAATTATTTGAAGGTGTTGGCTTATTCAGTTCAACAACAAATATTACAGATTATAGAGAATTTAAATACAGAATACCTGCTGCAAATAAAGTAGGAAGTGTGGCCAGTGGCGCATTTGAATATACAAGTGATGCTGGTGTATTTAACCATTACAGAAGGTTTGCTATTAGAATAGATCTTCTTTCACCGAATATTCATAACGCCCCGACTTTGCGTGATTATCGCGGCATCGCACTAACATAAGGATATTATTATGTCGTTTCAAAAAGATGAAAAAACACAGGCAGTACTGAACACAGATGTGGCCGCTTTGAATAAATATAAGATTGAAAGGACATATTATCGTAAAGTAGATAATCTGACAAATGATATTCTTGAAATCAAAAGAAGCTTAATTACTATCTGGGAAAGGATAGAGGAATTGGAAAATAAGTAATGGCTAAACCATCGTTAGGAAATATAACAACTACTCAGACATTCCAGAATTGGTTTGATAAGACAAACGAAGTAGTTGACTTAATTAAGAGTGATGTATTAACAGCATCAGGTGGTGCGGGGGATACGACTTCAGGTAATGCTACCCTAGCAGGAACTTTAACAACCACGAATTCAACTATTAATACATTATTGAGAACAAATGATATTGCTGCAAGAACTACTTCGGCAATTAATTTTCAAAATCCAATAACAATTACTAGTTCGGTTGCAGCTGCAGCAACATTCAGCTTCGGTTCTGGTGGTAGAGTTAATTTTACAGACGGGTCTACTACCTGGGAAGCAGGAATGGAAGATTCCAACCCTGCGAACTTTATTATCGACACAGGTACCGGCCAATCTAAATTAGCACTTTCAACAGCTGGTCTATTAACAGTTCCAACAGCTACTGTTACAGGTTTACTTACGGTTGGTTCAATATCCATCGGTGGTGGTGGTGTAGGTTTCAATACCGACCAGATTACTGAAGGCACAACCAATCTTTATTATACAGACGCAAGAGCTAGAGCAGCAATTAGAGCTCAAGATCTTCCATCAGATATAGATGCTGATACAGTTGATGGTTTAGAGGCTGCACAATTCCTTAGGTCCGATGTTGATGATATCGCTTCAGGGGATTTAACTTTTAGTGGTACAGTAGACATTACAAATGGTGCAACGTCAGCACTTAATGTCACAAATGGTGCAACATTCGGAAATGCTGTGGTTGTTGGTGGTGCTGTCACTATTAATAATGCCGCATTGAGAATAAATAATTCAGCTAGTGAAGGTGTATTCCTATGTGACACCAACGGCAATCTGACAGTAGCTGGAGATGTTACAACCACAGGTACAATATCAGATGAAAGATTAAAAGAAAATGTAGTTAGGTTAAATAACTCATTGGAAAAAGTTACACAAATTAATGGTTATCACTTTAATTTTAAAGATAAACCAGACGAAACAATGGTAGGGGTACTTGCACAAGAGATTGAAAAAGTGCTACCTGAGGTTGTTTATGAATTTGAGAAAGAAGAAGAAACATATAAAGCAGTTCGTTATGCAAATATTGTCCCTCTATTAATTGAGGCAATAAAAGACTTGAAGGAAAAAGTAGATGATTTAGAGGGTCGCTGTAATTGTGACAATAATAGTTAATTGGTCTTATAAGTAATAAGGGATAAAGGAAAGCTAAATGGCAAAAATTTCAGAACTAGGTGCAATTTCAGGTGCTAATACCAGGTCGGAAGACCTGTTCGTTATCGTTAACCTTGTTCAGGGCGACGACGGCACTAAGAATATTACAAGAAAAGAACTTGTACAGGCAATCCAGTATGAGGAATTTGATCGTATAAACATTACCGGAGGTAAGATCTCTGGTGTTGTAATGCGTGACTCGCGTTTAGACAATGTTGTAATTGACAATTCAGATATTGAAGATACAACCTTTGTAAGAGGTAGTATTGATGCAACTGTCATTACAAATTCCACAGCCAATAATATTAGCATTACTTACTCTGACTTTATCAATGGTGAGATCTTTAATGGTACTGCAAACAATGTAACTATTACTCAATCAGAATTCTTTGCTGGTGTTGTTAATAATACAATCATCACAAGTTCCGAATTTAATGTTGGAACAATAGCAGATTCTACTGGTAATAATGTTGTACTTACAAGTTCAGAACTAAATGACAGTACGGCAAACAATGTTGTCATTGAAAATTCAGAGTTCAATAACGGTACAGCCAATACTGTTATTATGGTTAACTCAACCTTTAGTGCTGGTGTAGTAAATAATTCAGTAATTCAAGATTCTACAATTGTAGATTCAACTGGTAATAATGTTGTACTTACAAGTTCACAACTCAATGATTCTACTGGTAACAATAGTGTATTTACAAGTTCAGAGTTTAATCAAGGCACAATTAATGCTTCTGCTTTCCTAGATGGCACAGTTAATAATACGATTATTACAAATTCCGAGTTCAATGATGGAACTGGAAACAATAACATATTTACAAATTCCGAATTCAATGATGGTACTGGAAATAATGTAGTACTTACAAATTCAACCATTGATGATTCAACATTTACAGATGGTGTTATATCTAATACTGCTTTCCAAGGCACAATGGAAAATGTTGTAGCTACTGATATGACAATCAAAAGTTCATCTGCTGATGGACTCTCCTCAAATAATTCAAGTTTCGACAATGGTACAATGGCAGGGTCTGTATTCTCTGGTGGTACAATTGATAAGTCTAAACTTGTCGACTTTGACATGGAGCTCACTAACGAGTTTGAACCACCACTTAATGAAGAAAGTTACTTCGCAATTCGTAACGAAAAAACTGGTGATACCGAACAGATTAACTTTGCACAATTATTTGATGAAGTTTCTAAGAAGACAGCCCAAGCACTTAAAGTTAATGTAGACGCTGGATCTGGTGATGATGCAAATCCAGGTACAATGATGCAACCAGTAAGAACACTGGAAAGAGCATTTGAACTTTGTTTAGAAAAGGCAGGTGGTGAATTAAATCGTAACGCTATTAATAACGCGGTTCATATTTCTGTTGGTCCTGGAACATATTATACAAAAGGTAATCTTATGTTACCGGATGATTGTTCTTGTACCTCTACTGCTGGTCAGTATGCTACAGTTATTGAATTGCTTCCTGGATACGAAAACAATAACGGAATCTTAGTTGGTTCTGGTGGTTATGTTCAGGGCTTTGGTTATCAGAACTTTGAGGTTGATAACTTTGATTTCCCAGAAGGTGGATTCGCGATTGCTTATCGACCTGGTGCTAAATTACTACGTTCTCCATATTTAAGAGATAGTACTCAGTTATCTAACTTCCGAAGACAAGATGTTGAACCACCTTTGAATCCTTATAATTCAAAAGGAACACTTGCTGACTTAGGTCGTCAATTCTATGTTGACCCATCTTATACTGGCACATTTGCTGTTGATGATGAAGTTACATTTAGTTCTGGTGCTGTAGGTTTTATTACCTATGTTGATACTCTTGCAACTAACAACGAAATATATGTAAGAAACCTTAAGAATGGCCAAGGATTTGCTGCTGGTAATACAATAACAGCCGAATCTGGTGGTGTTGCTACAATTACATCTATCGGTATTGACGACTTCCCTAACAGAGAGGTTGGCAGAGGTGGTGGTTGTGTACTTGCAGACAGAAGAGTACTAGATACAGACTCACTATATACCTACGTATTATGTTTTGGTTTCACACCTCGTACTCAAAACGGTTTGGGTTATGTTGCTAGAGACGGTGCTGGTATTAACGGTATTGGTTCTCTATCAATTTTTGTAAGATGTGCATTCTACGCCTTAAATGGTGGTCAGATGACATTGAACAACTCAGGTACTCAGTTCGGTGATATTTCAATGAGGGCGAAAGGTTCTACAATCTTTATGCAACCTAGAAATACTACTGCTACCATTATCGGTAACACGGCATTCGCTGATACGATTGATACTAATGCTGATGATATTATTGATGATATGGTTGACTTCCTATCTGCAAATACTGCACAAGGTGGCTTAGACTATACATTATATGATTCAGTTAAATGTGAACGTGACAGTGGCATTATTTTGGATGGCGTTGGTTATGACATTGCGTTAGACACTAACTATTGGTCCAGACTTGCTGGTATTTCATATCGCTCTCCAATAAGTTCTAAAGTTATCGGTGAACAGCTTGATGCAACAATAGGTGCAAACGAATATCTCCAAAGTAGAGTTGAAGCTCTATTTGGTGACTCTAATCCTGATATTGTTGAACGTGCAAATACTTCATTCCAAGAACTTTATAACGTTGTAGAGTATGGCGAAGAAAACATTAATCCTGTTATCTGGAGAGATACAGGGAATCAAAACTATACTAATGCTAGAGAGTTATTACAAGACAATAAAGAATTAATCCAAGATGAACTTATAGATTGGATTGAAAACAATGGCGAATTTTATGCTTATAATAGTAAAGCATGCCGAAGAGATGTACAAGATTATATCCTCCCCGCTGTTGAAAATGACATGTTACTCGACACAAACTATAACACAGTTACTGCAGGTCGTGCTTATTACATGGCAACTGCTAAAACAGTTATGGAAAATCAGAACAATGAAACTGTTGCTGCATACAGAAGATTAAAAGATCAGACTAACGAACTTGTCGATGGTGATTCATATCTTGCTTCACAAAGACTTGATGAAGGGTTTGATGAGATCTTATCTATCCTTGAAAATAAAGGAACACAATTTACTCCACCAGCTGCTACCTATGATCCGTCAACCGGTTTATCAGTTATCACACTAGGCACAAGTACAAAGTTAACACCAAGTACCGCTACTTATGACCCTGCTACAGGAATAATGGTAGCAACTATTGGAGCTCATGAATTAACAACAGACGACCATATTTGGTTTAAACCAGAAGGTATGACATTTAGTTGTGATACAGGTTC